CCATCTATGACATACCAGAACATAGAGACAGCGGATATTGACTTTATCCGCGACAGTGTGAGCCGTTACGCGGATCCGCTGGCGGCAGCGTTTACCAAATGGCTGGTGCCGCGCGGCACTGTCGTGCAGTTTGATTGGGCAGGCAGGATGCGCGCGGATCAGTCCACCACAGCCAATGTGCTCAGCACCTACACAGCCGCAGAGATTCTGTCTAAGGATGAGGCGCGCGCAGTGCTGGGCAGGCCACCCCTAGAGATCACCACCCTGCCAGGCACCACCCCTGAGGCTGTGCCTGAGCTGACCCCAGCGGAAGTGAGCTAGCTATGGAACTAGTTATCCAGCGCAGCGCCGCTGCGCCGATGGAATCCACAGGTGACGGCTGGACGCTGTACGGGCTGGCTGTGCCGTATGGCCAGGAATCGCTGGTGTCTGACGATGGGGTCACGTTTTACCGGGAAGTGTTCTCAGCCGGCGCATTCAGTAGGGATGTGGCGAAAGGCGCGCGCTGGGTAAACCTGATGGTGGGACATGATGGCGACGATGGCGACAGGTATTTGGGTCGCTGCATTTCCATCACAGAGGACACGCAAGGCCTGTGGCCGGCATTCCGGCTGGACCGGCACCACCCTCAGGCTGAGGCTGCGCGAGCTGGTGAGCTGACCGGCTGGTCTGTCTCAGCGCGTGTCTACCGTTCCCACCGTGAAACCGTGGCCGGCCAGGCTGTGGTGACCCGAGAACAGTGTGGCCTGTCCCATGTGGCTGCCACGGCTGTGCCGCAGTATGCCGGCGCTGGGGTACTGGTGGCGCGCGAGCATGTGATGGTGAACGCCGGCAGCGCCACGCCACGGCTGGATGCGCTGCGCCAGCTGGGTTACGGCAAGGCTGATGGGTGAGCCATGCCGCTGAGCGTGCCGCGTGGCGCCACTAACGGCACATCTGGCGGCACCCCAGGACCAGCCGGACCACAGGGACCACCTGGCGCTACCGGCGCCCCAGGTCCGCAGGGACCAGCCGGACCAGCCGGCGCAGACTCGACCGTCCCAGGTCCAGCCGGACCACCTGGCGCTACGGGCGCCACAGGTGCTGCCGGCACCCCAGGTGCTACCGGCGCAGCCGGACCACAGGGACCGAAAGGCGATACCGGCGCGCAGGGTGCGCAGGGTGTCCCAGGCACAGCCGGCGCCACAGGTGCGCAGGGACCGAAAGGCGACACAGGTACAGCTGGCGCTACCGGCGCGCAGGGACCGAAAGGCGATCCGGGCGCGCAGGGTGTGGCCGGACCACAGGGACCAGCTGGCGGCACAGGTCCGCAGGGACCGAAAGGCGATACCGGCGCCACAGGTCCGCAGGGACCACAGGGGGTGTCCGGCGCCGGCACTTTCGTGGCCGGCACAGGTGCGCCGGCAGCCGGCACAGGTGTGGATGGCGCCGTTTATCTGGATCTCGCCTCAGGCCAGATGTGGGGTCCTAAGGCAGCCGGCGCCTGGCCTGGCGCACCCATAGGCAGCCTCTTGACCCCCACGACGCCATGGGGTTAGCGTCTTTGACCAGTAGGACCAGCCACCCTGCCTGTGGCAATCACCAGACACCCTGGCGCGCCAGTGACCAGCCACCCTGGGATATGTCGGAAACAGAGCAGCCACCCTGGCGAGATATCGCTATGCAAAGGTGGATTAGGCCATGGGTGCCTATCTCGACAGGCTGAACGCTGAATACGACGACGTACGCACTGGCATTGACACGCTGGTAAACCGCGCCGCTGCTGAGAATCGTGACGTTACCGACGATGAGCAGAAGCAGGTGGACAGGGACCAGAGCCGGCTGGGTGAGCTACAGACAGCCATCACCCATTACACGCAGATAGAGACTGATGCCGGCCAGGTCGCTGAGCTGCGCGCAAAGGTGCGTGGCGTTCCCCAGCTGGCGCGCAGCGCCGGACCTGAGCAGCCTGAGGCATATGACATGGCTGCTGACTTCCCCAGCGTGGGTGACTACGCCATCACAGTGCATCGCGCGATGGTGGCTAAGGATCCGGCAGCCATTGAGAAGCTGGAACGCGCCACGGCGCATCAGCTGTTGGCTGATAACCCTGGCATCGTCCCTAACGTTGTCCTGGGACCTGTCATCAATCTCATTGATGCCTCGCGCCCGTTTGTGCAAAGCATCAGCCGTAAGCCTCTGCCGGCTGGGAAGTTTGACCGGCCCTACATTGACCAGCACGTAGCTGTGGCAGAGCAGACCGCAGAAAAGACGCTGACAGCCAGCCAGAAGCTGACCGTTTTGTCTATGCCTGTGGCTGCTAAGACGTACGCCGGCCACCTGAACATCAGCCGGCAAGATATCAAATGGACGTCACCCGGCATCATGCAGATTGTCTTTGACGATTTCGCCACGGTGTACGCCATCACCACCTGCCAGGTGGCCTGCACTGATTTTCTGGCCAGCGTGCCAGGACCTCCCACCCCTGTGGTGGCGCTCACTGGCGAGTCACTGACCCAGGCACTGTATACGGGCGCCGCTGCCGCGCTGGACTCTGGTGGTGGCCTGCCTGACACGCTGTGGGTGTCTCCTGACAGCTGGGCAAAGATGGGCGGCATGTTCAATGGGAACGGTGGCGCCGCATTCCCCAGCCTGAGCCTCACTAATCAGGGTGGGAACCCCCTAGGCCTGCGCCTAGTGGTGGATCAGCATTTCCCAGCTAACACGATGGTGATGGGTCCCAGCCGGCTGGCTGAATGGTATGAGGATGTGGATGGGCTCATGCAGGTGGGTGAGCCGGACGTTTTGGGTCAGCTGGTGGGATATGCAGGGTTTGCAGCGTTCCTGAACGTGGCGCCTGATGCCTTCACCAGTTACACGCTGCCGGCTGCGCCGTAGCCATGGCTGAGGTGCCTGACCTGACCACTGTGCGCGCCTATATCCGCGTGCCGGCCACCATCCTGTCGGATGAGGATTTGGAACGCATGCGCATCGCCTGTCTGACAGATCAGATGGCTAGGTGCAGGTGGCCAGGTCAGGACACCCCAGACACAGCTGATGATGAATACCCAGAGGCACTGGCGCAGGCACTGTTGCGCCGGATCCAACGTGAATGCGCCGCTAAGAATCTGCCGCTAGGTGTGGTGGGTTTGGATGGTGGCGAGTATGGGCCACAGACTCTGCCGGCATACGACGCGCTGATTAGTGAGCATGAGCGCGCATTTAGGCGCCAGGTGCTGGCATGAGCGTGAAGCTAGGTGACCGTGGCCAGCAATCTCTGGTGGCCAATGGCAGCCGCGCACAGATCGTGGCTGCGCTGGCCACGGTCCCTAGCCTCACAGCCTCGCCTAACGTGCCTGATGTACCCACTGAGGGTGCCGCGTGGCCGGTGTGGACACAAACCACCTTTGACGGTGCGCTAGGCCTGCCAGGACGCGCCACCTTTGACGTGTACGCGCTGCTGCCGGCTGGCTACGTGGCCACCACCGTAGAAACAGCTGATGGGCTGCTAGGCCAGATCGTGGAAGCGCTGTGGCGTATCGCTGTGGTGCAGCTGGCTGAGCCTGTGACTGTGCGTTTCGATAACCAAACCCAGATGCCAGGCCTGCGCCTGCGCGCCACCATGAGAGGAAACGGACCATGACAGCAACGACAGCAGAACCTGGGGTGCCGCTGGGACCTGGCGTGCTAAAGATCGGCGCCACTGGCAGCGAAATCGATATCAGCTGCAATATCAATAACGCAGTGATCGCAGCCAGTAAGAATCAAGGTGACAATGTGACAAAGCTCTGCGGCACTGTGGTGCCTGGCGCAGTCACCTATGACTACACCCTGGGTGGGAACATTGACACCGATATCGGTTTGGCCACAGGGTTTTTCGCTATGACCCAGGCGAACCCTGGCAGTCAGCAGACCTACACCTACACCCCTAACACTGATGCCGGCACCACAGCAACAGGCACCTGCATTATCGATCCGCTGGATTTCGGGGGTGACACCACCACAGAAACCATGACAAGCGATTTCGAATTTGCGTTAGTGGGCGCACCCACCTACACCTACGGCACAGGTGCTGCCGCCAGTGGGTTTGCAGCGGACGACAGCTCAGCGCTGGTGGATGCCTGATGCCTGAGCCCACTGTGACGGTGCAGGGTGACGACACCCTGCGCCGTACCCTGGCCGGCGCCGCTGATGAGCTAGAGAACCTTGACCAGTCAGACAGCGCGCGGATGGTGCAGCAGCGCGCAGCCGTACGCGCGCCTAAGCGCAGCGGCACCCTGGCCAGGTCGCTGGTGGCTAAGGATCTCGGCAACGGCACAGCCGTAGTCCAGTCTGATCTCATCTATGCGCCTGTAATCCATTACGGCTGGGCGGCGCACAATATCGCTGCGCAGCCGTTCCTGACCACAGCTCTGGACGACTCCACCCAGCTGGTGGAAGCGGACAACCTGCGCGCAGTGCAGCGGATCCTTAGCCATGTCAGGGGTGCCTGATGGGTGAGGTACGGCTCACCAGTCCCAGGGTGGTGGTGATCCGCGATGGCCTGCCGGACCTAGAGCTACAGACAAACAATTCAGACATGATCCTCTGGGATCTCACCAGACCTAAGCAACGACCACCCTGGCCGGCATTCAATGACGCACCCATCCTGTGGATGACATTTCTGGCCTGGGCTGCTGCGCGCCGGACCGGCGCCATTGAGCCCAGCTACACCTGGGAAACGTGGCGCGCTGAGGTGCTAGAGGTGACCCCCCAGAACGATGAGGATGCGCCAGAGGATGAGGCTGGCGCCCCGTTTCCCTAAGGGATCTCGGGCCAGGCTGATCTGTGAGATAGCGATAGCAACAGAGACAGCACCCAGCCAGTGGTGGGATGAGACAGCAGAAACCCTGGCCACAGTGCTAGAGCTGCTAGAGCACAATGCCGATGAGATAAGGAAGGCGCGCCGTGGCCACTAGCGTGGATCTCATCGTCAACATTGTGACCAAAATGTCTGGCGCCGGCATGGATCAGGCAGAGAAGCAAACCTCTAAATTCAAGTCTGGACTCAATAAGGCCAGCGTGGGTGCAGGGGTGGCGCTGGCCGGCATAGTGGCTTTCGGTAAGGGTGCCGTGGATGCTGCCTCAGATGTGCAGCAGTCACTAGGCGCCGTGGATGCTGTTTTCGGGAAAAACGCCAGCACCATCGATAAATGGGCTAATCAGGCATCTGAGTCCGTAGGTGTCTCTAAGAATGCGTACATGGAGCTGGCCACTGTTACCGGCGCCCAGCTGAAAAACATGGGTCTGCCCATGGACATGGTGACCGGCAAAACGGGTGACCTGATAAAGAAAGGCGCAGACCTAGCGGCTACTTTCGGCGGCACCACTAAGGATGCCGTGGAGGCTATCGGCTCAGCGCTACGTGGCGAAACAGACCCCATTGAGAAATACGGGGTGAGCATCAAACAGGCTGACATAAAGGCGCAGCAGGCTGCTGAGGGTACAGACAAGCTGACAGGCGCAGCTGGCAAACAGGCCAAAACCATGGCGCTGCTACACCTGATGAATAAGCAGACCGCTGACAGCACTGGCGCTTTCGCCAAAGAGTCAGACACAGCGGCGCATGCCGCGCAGGTGTCATCTGCGCAGTATGACGACATGAAAGCTGCGCTAGGTGAGGCACTGCTGCCGGCCATTACGAAAGTAACCTCAGTGCTGGGCAGCCTGGCAAAGATGATGGAGAAACACAAAACCACCACACAGGTGGTGATCGTGGTTATAGCTGCGATGGCTGCCGGCATTATCGCGCTGAACGTGGCCACCACCATTTACACCAGTCTCACCATCCTGGCTGGCGAGGCGACTGTGACAGCCTGGCTGCTGTCCCTGGGACCCATTCTGCTGGTGGTGGCAGCCATCGCAGCAGTGGTGGCCATCATTATCATTCTGTGGAAGAAATCAGAGACATTCCGCACCATTGTCCTGGCTGTCTGGTCAGCGATAAAGACAGCAGCCGTGGCCACAGGTAAGGCACTGGCTGTGGTGTGGACAAAGGTATCGGCAGCAGCCACAAAGGTTTTCGCCTTTATCAAAAAGAATTGGCAGCTGATGCTGGCCGCATTGTTTGGGCCATTTGTTTTGGCTGTGGTGCTGATTATAAAGAATTGGGACAGAATAAAGGCCGCGGCTACTAGAACATGGAATGCGATAAAGGCTGGCGCCGCTGCTGTCAAGGGTGCGCTAATCCGCATATGGGTCAGTATTCAGAACGTCGTTACTAACGTGGCCAGCCGGATAACTAACGCATTCCGTAATGCTTTCGCCACGGTAAAGAGCATCGCCAGCAGCATTACCGGCGCTATCCGCTCATCCTTTGAGGGTGTGAAGCACGCCGTTAGCACTGCTGTGGCCACGGCTGTCAGCGTCCTGGCTGGCCTGCCAGGTAAGGTGAAAGCTGCCTTTAGCGGCGCCGGCACGCTGCTGCTGAGTATCGGCTCAGACATTGTGGCTGGGCTGGTACGCGGCATCACTGGCGCGGCGCATACCGTCCAGACAGCTGTAAATGCCATTATCAGCGCTATTCCAAAGTTCATCCGTAAGAAGATGGGCATAGCGTCACCATCTAAGGTGATGGCGAAGATAGGTAAAGACATAATGCGTGGCCTGTCAGCCGGCATGGCTGATGGTGTGGCTGGGGTGCGTAAGGTCAGCCAGCTGGCTGTGGACACCATCACTAAGACAATCGGCGCAGCCACGAAAAATGACAAGCTGGCGCGCAACCTGTCACGCGCCGCTATCCGTTCCATCGCTGATGAAACCTCAGCGCTCATCAGCAACGCTAAGAAACGCGCCACTGTCTATGCCGGCATAGCGAAACAGACTGCGATCCTCAAGGATCAGCGCGCCGCGTGGGACCAGCTGAAAACCTCAGTGGCTGACACAGCAGAGGGTTTCGGCAGTTTCGCCAGCGCAGCCGGCACCACCATTGACGACATGCTCAGCGACATGTCAGCCAAGGTGGCCAACGTGCAGCTGTTCCAACGGACCATGGCAGCGCTGGCCAGGTTGAAACTGAACAAAGACACCCTCAGTGAGCTGGCGCAGGCTGGACCAGAGAACGCGCTGGCTAGGGCTCAGGCACTGCTGGCTGGCGGTAGCGCTGCTGTGTCCCAGGTCAACAACCTGCAATCGCAGCTAGTGAAGGCTGCCGGCACGCTGGGATCCCAGACCGCAGACGCCATGTATAAGACAGGGATACAGGCGCAACAGGCACTGTTGGATGGGCTGCTAGCGGATAAGCAACGGCTAGAGAAGGCAGCTAACCAGCTGGCTAAGGATCTCGCAGCGGCTGTGAAGCGCGCGCTACGCAAATACACGCCATCAGGTGGCAAGGCTGGGAAGGCTGCGCCATCAGTGGCGAGCTACGCGGCGCCATCGTTGGCTGCCACACCCTCTGGCCGGCGCACAGCTGCTGCTGGGGTCACTAACGTCTACGTGTCCGGCGCCGTGGATCCTGAGTCCACAGCGCGGCAGATTCAGCGGATCCTAGATGGCCACGACAGGCGCGTGGGACTGAGATCAGCATGATTGGCCAGCACAGCGTCACCCTCACGCCACCTGGCGGCACAGCGCTGGATATCAGCTGTCTGGTGGATCAGGTGAGCATCAGGCAAGGCAGGGACGACACAGACAGCCAGCCAGACGCAGCCAGCTGCACGCTGGACCTGTCCGTGGATACCGAGCTAGAACCCCTGCCGGCTGTGCTGGACATGGGTGGGCTGATAGAGGTGCGCACCACCCTGGCTGGGGTGGATTATGTGCGCTTCCATGGCACCGTCACTGACATGTCACAGGGGTGGATCGCTGCTGGCGACGACACCCCAGACATGGTGACAGCACAAGTCATCGCCACAGGACCACTAGCGGATCTCGGGCGGCGCACTGTGGGTGATGAACCCTGGCCGCAGCAGCTGGACGGTGCGCGCCAGGTGGCTATTTTGTCGGCTGCTGGGGTGACGTTGGATCCGCTGTATAGCGACCCAGGGACAGTGCAGATTCTGCCCAGGGATGTGGACAGCCAGCCGGCGCTAGGCCTGGCGCAAGATGTGGCGCTGGACGCTGGTGGAGTCCTGTGGGTCACCAGAGCTGGCGAGATCCGATACGCAGACGCACAGCACAGACGTGGGGTGACCCCTGTGCTGGCGCTGGATGCCTGTGATGTGCTGGTCACCCCCACCTGGCGCCGGACCACGGAAGGCCTGATAAACGCTGTCTCGATTGGCTACGGCATCGCCTCTAGCGGATCCGAGCAGCCGCGTTACACAGCAGACGCGCCGGCCAGCATCGCCAAATATGGTGACCATGGGCTGAGCGTCGCCACCCAGCTGGCTAACGCAGCAGACGCGCAGGCGATGGGATCCCTGCTGCTGGCCGCTAACCAAAACCCTGTCTGGGTGCTGGGTGCGCTGCCGCTGGCTGTCAAGGATCTCAGCACAGCGGAAACCCAGACGCTGCTGTCCCTAGAGATGCATGATCTGATCTCCGTTACCGGCATGCCGGCTGCCGGCAGTGTGCCAACGTCCACAGCGCTGTGGGTGGAAGGGTGGAGCGAAACCCTGACCTGGGGTGACCACACCCTAGAGCTGGTGGTCAGTGGCTACTGCCGGACGGTGCCACCCCCCAGGTGGAATGACGTAAACCCCAGCGCCACCTGGGATTCCATGGGCTCAGTTACCTGGGACAGCGCGGTCTGTCTAGGTCCGCAGATCGATCTGGGACGCTGGGATGATGTGCCAGCCACGACACGCTGGGACCAGCTGGACCCTGCGACCACCTGGGACACCTACGCACCCATAGCCAGCTGAGAGGAACAGACGATGGCCAACACAGCTAAGGGGTATCCCTACCCTGTAGGAACAGACAGGGTGATGGATGGCGATGATGCGATTCACAGCCTGGCCACGGCAGTGGAAACCCTGCTAGGGGTGGCTGCCTCAGGTTCAGTGGTGGTCACCCTGACCACTGGCAGCCACCCCTAGCAGGGTTTC